TAAAAATTTTGCAATACCTTCTCTTGCCCCAGGAAACATAAAAGGTGCTGCAAATAAAGCAGCTTTACCTATTGGTGACTTAACTATTTTCTTAACAGCACGTGTTGCTTTTTTAACTAACTTACCTAAGAAATACATTTGTCTTCCTGATTCAATGTCCATGATCCCACCTTCAACAGCAGGATTTTCTGGCATTCCACCATCTGCAAATCGTGTTCTTAAATTTAATATTTCAAAAGGACTTTTTTCTTCAACTAGTGGTGTTGCTGCAACTTCTGCTGATCTTATACCTACGAAACAATATGCTGGTGGGTTGGGTCCTTTACATGGATCTTGTGATCCATCACCACTATTATCTGGTATTTTACGTGAATTTAAATAATCTGTATAGCCCTCACCTAAAATTGCTTTTGCTTGAGGTTCACCTAAATCTTCAAACGTTACTACATCTCTTCCTGCTCCTTTTCCTTCAGGACCATAAAGTTCAACATCTTTATTTACATAACCCATAGCTTCAAGATCTCCTAATACTTCATTGTAAGTTGATGGATTAGTTTCCTCTAAATATTCTAAATATTTTTCTCTTTGTTTTGTATTTAAAAATCTACCTAATCTAGAATTTGCAATTCCTTCACCAAGACCACCAAGTATTGCTGCTGATGGAGGAACAAATCTATCTATTAATCTATTATCTTCTGTCTTTTTTGGTTTTTTTGGAGGTACTATATAGTTACTACCACTATTTTCACTACCTCCACCTCCAGTAGTTGCCCCTGTAAACGATCCTGCTCCACCTGGGTCTGCATCATAGTCAGCACCAGACTGACCACCACCTCCTGCATCACCAAAACTATCTAATGATATAATTCCAGATGGACCCATGTTAGGACCATCTTCTAATCCACCATGTATATTTTCTTTTATAATTAAATCTTTTTCTGCTTCTGTAATATAAGCTAATTCTGTTGCTGGCTTATCTGGTGATGATTGCCACTTTCTAGGTGCTTGAACTTCTGGTTGATTTCCAAGATAGTTATCAACACCGCCTTGGACAACTGGTTTTTTACTACCTTCTTTTAACATCTGTCTATATTGTTGTGATCTAGTTATGGCCATTTATCTATTCTATTTTGTTTTTCCAAATAAATCAAGGCTAGGCATAATAACATTTACGTCTTGAGCCATGTCCTCGTTTTTATAACCTTTAGCTTCCCAGTCTTTTTTCTCCTTAAAAAGCTCTCCAGTTTCTTTGTGTCTGTACGTTGTTTCTACTTTTGTTGGTTTTATTTCTATCATATTAAGTCCTATCAAATTCTAGTATGGATACTGTGCCTTCAAATATATCAGCTGTTGCTGCTTGTAATTGTAACTTGTCACTCTCTTCTAGTATAACAGTTCCATTATTTAATGATCTAGATGTACCTGTATTTATAGTTTGTTCAGCAAACTGAAAAGATTTTGATGCAGAACTATCAAATACAAAGCCTTTTAATTCTACGTTAGAGCCTCCTACATTTACAACTTGTATGTTTTGTATAATAGCTCTTGACTCTGATGGACAAGTATAAATATCTGTAGAACCAGTAGTTGTTAAATCAAACTGTGCATTTTTATATCTGTTAGCCATTATTTACTCCTGAGCTTGATGATGTGAACCACGAAAATCTTTGTAGTTCATCTTTTAATTCTTGTTGAAATGTAGAGTTTAATTTTTCAATCAATCCATCTAAATCTCTTACTAAAGAATCAGCATCATTCTGTTTATATTCTTTTCCTGGTCTTGTAAAGACTACCGTTACTTTAGCCATTATCTACGTCCATCCGGTTGTGTATCTAATCTAAATGTTCCAAGTTTCCAATTTTGAGAAACTCCAGTATTAGCTACTTTTAATGATATAGCTCTAGCTCTTGCACGTGTATCTATTTTGGTTGTACCAGATGTAATAGTAAATGGTCCAAGAGGTGAGCTTGCTTGAGAGCTGTTTGGGTAATTTCTTAGTTGTAATGTAACTTGTGTGTTTCCTGTTTGTGATAAAAAGTCAGGTATAAATCTTCTTATTTTCATAATGAATTCACCGTCTCCTCTAAAAGTTGCAACACCTGTTTGTTGTCCTGTAGATGAACGACTTTGTGTAATATCAAAATCTCCTGATTCAATACTAGAAGTTACTACAGTAACTCCTGTTGATAATACTTGATCAGTTCCTTTTTCATGTTCAAAATATATTGTGCTTCCTTCAGTGTTTCCAACTACATCAAATGATGCATCGTCTCCTGCGCTATACAACGTTGCATGGGGTAAACCAAATACAGAAGAGTCTTGCCATGTTGTACGATTCAATGTTCCTGTAGTCCAAACAGGTCTTTGTGGTGAAGAATCCATATAGTTATAAGTAACGGATCTATTAACAACAGTAGAACTTTCTGTGCAATAGAACCAAGTAATTTCTCCAAACAAATTATTTAGTCCAACGTTAATTAATTGGTTAGCTGTTGTGTTTAAATCATTATAAACAAAGTCCTCTACTAAACATGTCATTGTTTCTAAACTACCAGAGTATCTAAAGAAACCATTTTCTGACAACCAGTATGCAGCACCATCAACTTCTAAAGCAGCGTTTTGTCCAATCAATCCGCAGTTAGTTCCTACTTGTTGAAAACCAAAAGTAAAAGGCTGACCAATAAATCTCATTGTAAATAACGATGTATCTGTCCAAATGTAAGTTGCATCTCTACCTCTAACCGCACCTACAATTCTAGATCCATCTGCAAGTCTTTGAGTACCAGCAGTGTTAATTGCTGTTGGTTGATATGTATTAATATCTTCTTGGTCTGAGAATCTAATAAACATTTCATCTTGAGTTGTTGAATCTCCAATAGTTGTTTCTGTTCCAAAGAATACTAAGTGACGGTCAGGTGTTGATACCAACATATCACGTGATGCTGTTGGTGCACCAGATATAATAGTTGCTCTTGTTTGAATTGCACCTGTTGCATTTGAATCCCATTCAAATACTTGTGCATTGTGTATAAGTGCAATTACTTTATCTCCAAAGTTATCAATACTCCATAAACCAGGATCAACAACTAAGTCACCTGATGCTGCTTCTCCCCATGCAACATAATCAGAAGTGTCAGTAATTGTTACACCATCACTATGAGATGCAGCTGTAGTTCCTCTAACTCCTCTTGTAACTCCTGTTAAAGTATTAGTTGATATACCTGTATAAGAAATTTCTTCTGAATCTATTTGAACAAAGTTTGTACCAGTGTCTGGAAACTGTGAAGCGTCTGTTAATACAATAGTTGTGGTAGAAGCATCAATAGCTCCATTTAAAGTTGTAGTAGCTTCTCCTGAAACTGTTCCACTCCATTGACCTAAACCCCAACCAAAACCAGGTAATTGTTCTGCTGGTCCAACACTATAATATGCTTGTACCCTAATACCACCTGATGTAGTAGCACCTGATCCTGATTCATTAGATGGCATTGTAATTGTAATAACTGATGAATCTACTACAGTCGTAACCATAAATTTTTTATCATTAAAATCTGATGCAGAATAATTTGAATTAGTTATTGTTGTAAAATTATCTAAAAGAATGATATCTCCAGCAACTAAACCATGATCTCCACTAAAAGTTATTGTAACTGTTGGAGAGCCATTAGTTGTAGAAAAAGCATTAGTTAGAGTAGTGGTAGATCTAATAGGATGAATGTCATAAAACACACCCCCTGTATAAGCATACAAAATTCTATTAGTTCCTATGATTGCAAACTTGTTACCAGATTTGTTAACTAAATGATGCGAAGCTCTTGCAGCTCCAGTTAATTTTGATTCACCTAACTGTGCCCAACCACCTATCTTTTCAGGTGTTCCATATCTAAACCTAACATTATCTCCATCGACCCATTGTCCTTCGGCCGTGGTTTCTGTTACTTGTTTATTGAATCCAGGTTGAAATCCTATCTTTTGTAGCATATGGCTCCATTATAATACTATTTAATGCCTGATGGTAGACCTAACATAGCTCTTCCATCAAATCTATTTTTATCAGCAAATGGGCCGTTTACATGATTATAATGTAAAAATACCTGACCGCAAATGTTCCCGTCAAAAGGCTCTCGCCAATGTTCAAGTTCACAGCCACTATATACTAACATATCTCCTACTTCAAGTAA